CCAAGCTCGCCAAGATCGAGGGCGACCTCACGGCCCTCGGCGAGCAGAAGTCCCGCCTGGAAAAGATCGAAACCCGCCTCGCGCGCCCCGGCGCCTTCGGCGGCGGCCAAGACCGCGAAGTGCGCGAAACCCCCGAAGAGCTGGCCCACCGCGCCGCCTTCACCAGCTGGCTGCGTGCCCCGGGCGATGTGGAGCGCCGCAACACCCTGCAGCGCACCGAGCGCGAGATGCGCAAGGCCCGCGCGAACAGCGAGCTGAACCAGTCGCTGGATGAATGGGATCGTGAGGCACGCGCCGCCGCCGCCAATACCAGCACCGGCGCCGCGGGGGGCTTTGCCCTGCCCGAAGTGATCGAGCGCCAGATCGCTGCGCTCGGCCTCGACGCATCGCCCATGCGCCAGCTGGCCACCGTGCGCACCGTCGGCAGCACCGACTACAAGGAACTCTTCGACATCAACGGCTCAGCGTTCGAGTGGGTCGGTGAGGGCGACACCCGCAACCAAACCAACACCTCCGACCTGGCCGAAGTGACCCCCACCTGGGGCACAGCCAGCGCCAAGCCGCAGGCCACGGAAGAGTCGCTCGACGATCTGTTCTTCAACGTCGAAGCCTGGCTGGTGGGCAGCGCCGGCGATGCCATGGCCGTGGGCGAGGGCGCCGCGTACTTCGGCGGCAATGGCATCAAGAAGCCCACCGGCATGCTGGCAGCACCGCTTGCATCCACGGCCGATGCGGCTCGCGCCTTCGGCACCTTGCAGTACTTCGCCAGTGGCCAGGCCGCCGCGCTGCCCAGCACGCTGGATCTGTTCTACGACATCATCTACAGCCTGCGCAGCCGTTATCGCCGCAACGCCCGCTGGGCCGCGAACCGCCTGACCTTTGCCAGCCTGCGCAAGTACAAGGACAGCACCGGCGCCTATCTCTGGCAGCCCGCTGTGTCCGCCGGCCAGCCTGACCTGTTCATGGGCTACCCCACGGTGGAGGTCGAAGACATGCCTGTCGTCGCCGCCAATGCAGTGCCGGTGGCCTTTGGCGACTTCAAGGAAGGCTACCTGATCGTCGACCGCCCTGGCATGCGCATCACCCGCGATGAGATCACCCAGCCCGGCTACGTGAAGTTCTACGTCCGCCGCCGCACCGGCGGCAAGGTGCGCAACACCCAGGCCATCAAGACGCTGAAGATCGCCACCGCCTGATCGCCAGATCGATCAGCCCAAGCAAGGGGCCCCGCTGCAAGGCGCGGGCCCCTTGTCCTTGTGGAAGCACAGCAGTCAACCCCAACACCCAGGAGAACTCCATGCCACTGATCAATGTGCTGGTGCCCTTCAAATTCGCCCACCGAGGCATCGACGTCGAGGAGTTCAACCCCGACCCCCACGCAGAGCCGCGCGAGACCACCGCTGAAGTGGCCGAGCTGGCCTTGCGCGAAGGCTGGATCGAACTCTGCAAGTCCCCCGAAGAGCTGGCCGCCGAGGCTGAGCGTCAGGCCGAAGCCGAGCGTCAGGCAGCCGCTGAGCGTCAGGCCGAAGCCGAGCGCCAAGCAGCCGCCGAGCGTCAGGCCGAAGCCGAGCGCCAGGCAGCTGCCGCGGCGGCTCAGCAGCCCCCAGCCGAACCCGCCAGCCAGGCTGGCGAACCGGCGCCTGCTGCCAGTGCAGACGCCCGCACCTCCAAGGCCGGCAAGAGCGGCAGCAAGTAAGCAAGCAAGCCATCCGCTGACTGGACCCAGCCGCGATGCGCCCGCTGGGGCGCATGCGCATGGGCCTGACTCACACCAAAGGACGCACACACCATGCCTAAGACCATCAAGTACATCGGCCTCGTTGATCGCTGGCCCGAGCTGCCCGTGACTGGCAAGCAGAGCACCTGGCGGCCCGGCCAGCAGGAGGAGCGGTCGGACTCGGAGGCTGCAGCACTGCTCGCCACCGGCCTGTTTTCGGGGGTGCCTGTCGCCCTCGCCGGCAACTCGGTCACTGGAGTGATTCAGGCGCCGGATGGCTCCCTGGTGTCAGGGGCGGGGAATTCGCTGCTGTCCCCGCAGGCAATGTATCGGCTGCGCAGCCTGCCAAACACTACCGGCAGCGCCACGCTGATGACCAGTTCGCTCAAGCTGGAAGTGGCTGCATCGTTTGATGCAATCGGCCTGGCGGCGCTGAACTGCCTCGCCACACCCCTGAACAATTTCAAAGCCGTGGTGGCAGCTACCGAGACTTTCTCGCAGGCGACGCAGGCATCGCGGTATCAACCTGTGGTCGGTGGCACCACTTACAACGCGCTACGCGCCGGGGCGCTATACGGCTGGGACCTGGTGACATGGAGCGGCGCCGGCTCGGCGACGGTCCCCGCCAGCGCTGGCGGCACCGTCGCTGCCAGACTTGCAGCGCCTGGTCTGGTTGTCAGCGACATGATGCCGAGCACTGACGTTCCGCGGGCAGATGGCGGCGAGCATCCAATCGCCATGTATCGGAACACATGCGACCTGACCGGGGGTAACTGGCCCTTCCTGGCCGCAACAGGTGAATTCACTACAGTCACCGGGCGCAAGTATGACGTGGGCCAGTCCTTCAACGACGCGGTGGGCACGCTTGGCAACACATTGTCAGCTGCGACTGCAGCGCTGCACTGGGCTTACCCGATCATTCGGCACTCGCGCAGTGTGGCCTCGATTGCAGTGATCGGTGACTCGCATGTTGAGCAGAACCTGACAGGCGTCCCGGAAGTCGCCAGCAACTACGTTTTGCGGGCGTGTCAGCAGCTATCAACCAGGGCTCGCCCCGTGGTTTCGCAAAACCTGGGGCTGTCCGGTCACGGCAGCGACACCTACGTCAAGCATGCCAAGGTGCTGCTGGAGGCTGTGCGACCGACCGTGGCCATGATCCACGTCTTCTCGGTCAACGATGGAGCGCCGACCGATTCAATGGTTCGCACGCAACTTCAGCAAGGCCTGGAGCTTATGCGATGGTGCCAGGCGCGAAACATCTATCCGATCCTGTGCACCCCCACACTCGACCAGCGCACCGCCAACAACCAAGCAGCCAACCACGCAGCGCGGGTGTGGCTGCGGGATCGCATCCTTGATTTTGCGGGCGCAGCTGGCGTTACTGTTTGCGACTTCTCGGCCATGTTTGAAGTTGTCGCTGGTGTGGACAACTACAAGGCTGGCTACAAGTACGCGCTGGACGATTTCCACATGAGTCCGCAGGCCATCGAGGAAATCATGCGGCCCGCAGCGGTGCGAGCAATCTCCGAGGCGTTGTATCGGCTCGGGTTCCTGGCCTGATTCCCATCCCCCTTGCCGACGCAATGATGCTGCCCAAAGAGTTTTCCTCTGATGGCGTTCGTGTTCTCGCTGCCGATAAGCTAGCCAGTTTCCGCGGCAATGGGCCTGCGGTTTTGGGAGCGCCAGTGCATTTCATATACATGGACGAAGCTGGAACATCTGCGAAAGAGCCTGTGACTGTTGTTGCAGGCGTGATTCTGCATGGGGATCAATGGTCGGCGGCTCAGCAGTCTCTTCGCGAAACGCTCGATGAGTACGTTCCGACTGAGCTTCGACAGGACTTCCATTTCCACGCGAAAGAGATTTTCTCTGGGTATCGCGGTACGTCGTGGGACAGGTTTGCTCGTCAAAAACTCATTGCTGCAGTGGCATCGATTCCACGGCGATCAGGAATGGCGATCGCATTCGGGTCTATGCGCCGTACTTATATGCCTCGCGAGGCAACAGGCGTCAATGCGGTTGACTTTCACCATGCCATGTCATTCAACATGTGCGTTCAGCGTGCAAACAAGTATGTGCGTGACTGGACGCCGGCCACTGAGATGGCAACTGTTGTTGCAGAGGACGTACGCGAGAAGCGAAGAATTCTGAAGGCGGTGATGCGGGTTAGCTATCCGCCGATAGTCGTTCAGGGGCGTGTCCTTCCGACAGAACGTGATGTGGCGTTTGGACGAATCACGCAGACGGACGGTGGTCCGGTTGATCGCATCATAGATACCGTCAACTTCGCAGAAAAACATGAAGCGCCACTGCTGCAGTTAGCTGATGCCTGCGCCTTCGTCTTTCGACGATTCTTGTCTGAGCAAAGTCAGGGCTTGGAACTGATGACAGAGATGCTCGGCGGTCCGCCTCCTAGTGTCAGTGACTGGCGAGGACCAGGCTCCGGTGTCTGTTTCAGTTTTCACCCAGAACGCCAGTACTGAATCCCATCCCCTGCCGGTAAGCAAGCAACCCCACCATGCCCATCCTCCTCAACACCACCGGCGCCGAGCCCGTCTCGGTTGCGGAAGCGATCCGCGCCGCCCGGCTCGACAGTGACGCCGGCGCCGAGCTGACGGCCAGCATCAGCGGCGCCATCAGCTCGGCGCGCCTGCAGGCCGAGCACATCACCGGCCGCTGCTACCGCCCCCAGGTCCAGCGCTTCGAGCTGGCCGACTGGCCAGCCAGCGGCGAGCTGCTGCCCGTCTGCGATCCCACCGCCGTGGCCATCAGCTACTGGAGCGGCAGCGCCTGGGTGGATCTCGCCACCCCGGCCGCTTTCGCCTGGGCCGGCGAAGGCATCCGCACCGGCGTGGCCCCGGCCCTCGGCACCAGCTGGCCCACGCTCGGCGCCCGTGCCATCGGCGCCCGCGTGCGCATCGACATCTCGGCCGGCCCCGTCAGCCCGGCCGTGGTGCCCGAGAGCGTCAAGCTCTACATCAAGGCCCAGGTCGCCGCCTGGCAGAAAACGCCCGAGGCCCTGGCCAGCACCAACCTGCAGCCCAACCCGCTGTTCGAGTCCCTGCTCGACAGCGAGAAGCTCTGGGCCTGAGGGGAGGGCACACATACCATGGGCGTCCGCATCTACTCCGCCGGTGAGCTGAACCAGCGCATCCAGATCCAGGCCAAGGGCGCGCTGCGCAACAGCCTCAACGAGCCCACCGCTGCCTGGCAAGACCAGGGCGGCCCTATCTGGGCCAAGGCCGAGCCGCTCACCGGGCGCGAGCTGCTGGCCGCGGGCGCGATGCAGCAGCCCGTCAACATCCGCTTCGTGATCCGCCACCGCGACACCGTCAAGCCCGGCCAGCGCGTGATCTGGAAAGGGCAGGGCTACGACATCGAGAGCGCGCTGCCCGTCGACGGCGGCCGCGAGTGGACTGAAGTGATGGCCCGAACGGCGGTGCGCGATGGGCAGTAATGAGATCGAGGTGCGCGTGCACGGCCTGGCTGAGCTGCGCGCCCAGCTCCAGGCCTTGCCCGACAAGCTGCGCCGCCGTGCGCTGCGCAACGCCCTGGCCGCCGGCGCGCGCATCGTGCGCGACGAGGCCCGGGCCCAGGCCCCGGTGCTGGCCCAGCCTACCCAGCGCCGCGCCAGCGGCACGGTGCGCAACGCCATCGTCGTGCGCACCAGCAAGCAGGCCAAGCGGGCGGGCGATGTGGGCGTGTATGTCAACGTGCGCCCGGCCCGCGTCGGCCAGCGCGGCGCCAACAAGCCCACCGATC